GTCATTGGTGACGCGCACATCGCTATAGTGATTAGTGAACATATCCAGTTGATCGCCGTACCCATTGGCACCTTGAATAATGGGAAACGAGCGTGTGTAGAGCCCGTTGTTCTCTGTGGGACTAACGAACTCATCAAAGAGAGTTTGCTTTCGACCCTCTATGCGGCGGGCGTTGTCTAAACCTGAAGCGAATAGTGTTCTACGTTGTTCAGCAGACCAATCAACGAAGTACGCAGCAGATGGGCTGTATGGATTGCCGTTGGTGTCCTTCATTCCGTCTTCGTCTCCCCCAACAAGCAGGTCCAACTCGCCCCTACTGTCAGCCCTAAGTCGAGCACGGAGGGACAGCCCCACATGGGTCTCTCCTGAGAGCCGAGCAACGTAATCGGTATTCCTATCGAGGTTCCTCCTTAGGTGTGCACCTAAGTCATCACCCGGGTTGTTGGGGTCAACAGGCTTGAAATAGGATACGGGTGCAAAGGATATACCGCCCACCATCTTAAACCTGCCGACAGACACCTCCTTATGCTTGGACAACTTTGTCCACGATGGGTCCGGTATGCGGTCCTTCTGCCCCCAACCCCTGTGCTTCGGGGGGGAATGGTCTAAGCCTGCCAGCACTGCGCCTTTACTATCAGCGATCTCCGTGAGATCACCGGCAGCGGTGTTATCTGGTGCCACCCTATCATCGTGGAGAGCGTCCCCGCCCTCCTCCGGTGGGGGGTACCGTTCAGACGCTTGCATCTTCAACAGGTCGCTGAAGATGGTCTTCGAGCGGGCAAAGCCCTGATAGATGGCGTGCATGGAAATGTCCACCACTGCCACCGTGGGGATCATCTCTGGAGAGAACTTCTGGAAAGAGACAGTCACGCTATTGACGTACCCGTCCACCATGAAGTTCTCAGAGAACACCGCCCTAATCGGGTTTGGAATAAGGAAGGCAGAGTTGTGGGCATTGGCACTGAGGAGGTCCTCCTCGCTTATACCCGCCCTCGCAGCGGCCTCTAGCACGAAGTTGTCCTCCGCGCTTTCTTCCTCGTCCAAACCTGCATCAGAGATTAAATTATGACGGTTTCGAGCATATTCCACTGCTTCTTTGGTAATACTCTGTCCTGAGATGCGGTCCAGTATCGCAATGTCTGCCAGAACACCCAGTCGTTGGGCCACCATTTCAGGATTGAAGCGTTCGCCCGGTCTGGGGTTTAACAGTGAGTCCAACTCGGGGTTGAGCAATTCCCGCCTCTCCGACAACGACCCGCTCCAAACGGTGTTTCTAGACACCTCTGCTTCCCTATTGAACAGCATCGTCCAGCCGAAGGACATGTCACCTATAGCGGGCTGAAGCAACTGGGTCGGGGACTGGTTGATCCACAACTGGGTATCGGTACGAGCAGTCACAGAGCGCGTCAACTGGTTGGGATTGAACTGGAAGTTCAACTTGGCAGCGAGTTTGTCGGCGTTGTCCATGGTGGCGAAGGCCGAAGAACCAGATTCAAAGGACTTATGAAGTAACCGCATGTACCCCCGATGAATAAGGGGATCGAGGGGTTGCTGGATAGGGAAGTCATGGAACTTCGGGTTGGTTCCACGATCTGAGTATGTGGTCCCACCTGTACTAACTCGATCACCGGCTCGACCCCTTCCTCTCATTACGACCTCCTAAGAGACCGCACGGCCTCGGATGTTTCTATCATGTTGATGACCTTCTGGGCCAGACGCTGGGCGTCCGATGCGTCGTTGCCGCTGCCGTTCAGGTGAATGACCGGAGCGATGGTTATGACAGAGCCCCCGCCCCCATCATCTCCTACACCAGCACTTACGCGGGCCACGTTGGCGGATTCAATGGCCTTGATGGATTCAGCAATGCCCATGCCCTTAGTCATATGCACATTGCCAGCGGACACATTGCCAGCGGACACACCAGCGGACCTACTGGCCCCGGTGCGGGTATGCGAGACATGACCAGCGGCTGAGGTTGTGGCGGGTTGTGGGTTGGCAGCGTTGTGCTTTGCTCTGGTCATGCCTGCGGGAGCGACATGCCACGGCTCACCGAAGGAGTCCCCATGTCGTAGACCAAACCTGTGGGCATTGGCGACGATCCACCCGTACGAAGTCTTGGGCCCCAAGTCCGCTGCCAGACCCACTTCATGCAACGACGAGCCGGGCGGCGCGGCGTAGCCCTTCGCCTTACCTACGGCGTTGAGACTGTATGTCTTACCCTCAAATGATCGGTTGCCTTCGGGGTCCTCATCGTGCCTCTCAAGGAACAGTTCCCGCTGTCGCTGCGGGCTTCGGATACCGCTAGTCAAACTGAGAGGTACGTCCTCCTTGTCGGCTGCTTTAGCCATAGCACGCAGTTTGCCCTTGAACCCTGCGTCCATGCCGGGCTCGGTTATCTCAGGAACGTCACCGATAGCGCCCGCAACGGTACCCCCCGCCAGCAGGGCTGCTCCCACGGGTGCGCCGAATCCAGTAGCAATCATCAGCGCACCGGCCGCCATGGCGACGCCGCTGCCTATGCGGAGAGCGGGATGATTGGTCGCACTGGTCTGAGCCCCAACAAGACCTGAGAGTTTGTCCTCAAGGGCACCAAATGTGCGGATCAATTTCTGCGTGTTCTTCTCCAACTGGGCGTAGTTGTCCACCTGCCTGCGGTAGAAGTCCTCAGACCTGTTCACTTCGGCCATGCTCGTCTTCTCACGCTCCATGGCGTAGGACTCTTCGATGCCCATGCGGCGTCGGTCCTGCTCCTTGGAAGGGTCGTACATACCCTTCCCGCCCTTCTTCTTGAACTCTAGGTTCTCCTTAGCGTACTGGAGGACCAAGTTCTGCATGTCTTGTGGCAGGCCGGTACGAGAGAGGTTGGCCCTAGTCATGGACCCGGGCTGGAATGCCCCCTCCACCATGGACTCACTTGTGAGCCCCATACGCTGAACAGTATTGCGTACCACGTCCATCGGGTCCCGTGCCTTGCCACCGGGGCCGTACAAGCCGCCGCCCAGCATCATGGTCATCATGTTCGAGGAGCCCGGCTGTGCCATAGCGCTGATCATAGCGGTGGCGTCGGCCGTGGAGTACCCGAAGCCCGAAGCGACCCTGATACCCTCCACACCAGCGGCCATTGACTCTGGGTTGATGCCCATAGTGGTCTGGAGGTTCATCATTGTGGGGATACCACCGGGGCCCAGCATCCTGTCCGTCATGGGCTGGCGCCACCTTGCTTGGTATTGCAGTTGTGTGCCGCCGTGCATCTGTCTCATGAGCAGGCCGGTTCGGTCTGCTTCTAGGGTGTATTCGGCCCTACCCTTAATGTTCTCGGCACTGGCCTGTACTAGGGCGGTGGCGATCTGAGCGCCTGCACCCAACTTCCCGGTCGAATCAGCAGTAAGGGTTCTACCTAACTTCCCCCAGACGGAAGAACCCTTAGCGTCAGACAGCATCCCCTTGAGGGTCGGTGGGGGTGGGGGCTGCCAGTCTCCCCCGGCCGTGGTGCGGCGGTCCTTTGCGAGCGGGGAAGACTGGAAATAGTCACGGGTACCAGAAGTGGCCCCTCCTATGTGGTCGGGCATGTCCTGAATGCCGCCCGCTGGGGTACTACCACCAGAGGCACTGAAGGTGCCCTTAGTAGCCCCGGCTGCCCTGCCTATTGAGCCGAGCGCCCTATCAGCAGCAGTTCCTAGGCCCTCAAAGAGCAGTTTTAACTCACGAACACTCTTAATCAGAGGACCGAACGCACGATGAAGTTTGGTGACACCCTCAGGGTCCACCGAGAACCGCGCCTTGGCGGACATGAAGGCTTCCCTATGCTTCTCTATACCGCCAGCGGTAAGGTCATCGTCGGGCGTATCAGGGTTGATCCGGTCAGCCATAGATTATTGATTCCTCCATCTAGCCATAGCCCCCCAGAAGGAGCGTTGCCTAACCGACATAGAGCGTAAGTCTCCTAGCGTAAATCCTGTGTATACACTGGAGATTACGTCATAATCCCAGTATACTGTTGTTAAGTTAACCGAATAAAAGGTAGGCCCAGTCCAAGACCATCGTGACCGTCTCGTCACAATGAGCGCACGGGGCTTCCACCTCCTCCAGAGTCGGGCCGGGCTGGCTGTCCACTATGGCGCTGACGAGAAGCCGCCGGTCCGCTATGGACAGTTCCCGTGCCCACTGCTTCTTCACTACTTCCGTACGATCATCATCCCATACAACGCACTGGACGATGATCGCTGTGTTCTGAACGGCCAGATTATCCCCGGCCTCTGCTATTGCCTGTGCGTCCTTACCCGTGGGATAACGCACCTGAGCGTCCTTGCCATCACGTAGAGTCACCGACCGTGTCTTTCGAGGATCATCTACCGGCTGTCTAACCGGGAAGTCCTTGTCCAGATTGACCATAACGTCACTGCTTCCTTGGCAGGCTGGGCAGTTGACGATGAAGGTCCGCACGTTCCCGTACGTGGCCTTGACCACGCCAAGGAACAGCAGATCACGGTCTCCCACGATGAGGTTGTCGAGGATCGACGGGCTCTCTGATACCCGTAGGGTACCCACAGACTCAACAGCACGACTCAGCAGCACGGACGTGTACTCCGCATAGGAGAGGTTCTCCTTGGTGCTGAGTCGTGCTAGTTCTTCCTCGTCCTCCCCGGTCATCTCCCGAACAGTGGCTGTGGTCTGCCACTCTCCGGTGTCAGCGTTCACCACCCCCCGGATGAGTTCGACCGTCGTTGGAGCGGCCTTGCCTATCTCCGGGGGAGGTTCCTGTAGTGCCTCTTCTAGTTCGTTGGCCTGTGCGGCCAATGTCAGACTCATGTAAGTCTCCTTATTGGTTGTCTATTTGGTTTATACTATGGTGTTCCGTCAGACTCGAAGTCGGTGTCACCCTCCCACAGAACAGTGAAGCCCTCGTGGTGCAACTGCAACTGCTGGATCAGCAGACCGTTGTCGCCAGCGTTGAGGTCACTCACCGAGTACGAGCCGGGCCAAGCATTATACAACTTGACGACCAGACGAAGGGGCAGGTTCGCCGTGGCTTCGGAACTGGGGTCCTGATCGTATTGGTAGGTACTGCTGGTGACCGGGTGATCAAACACCCTCACCGTGATCGTGCAGCGGTAATCGGAACCACCCGCGCCCTCGGCGGAGCCTCCATTGCCGACGGAACCCTTTTCAAATAACCCACCCTGCCATGCGTGGATGAACTGCTGCCACTTGAACAACTGTGACTGGTTGGCGAACATGCCCCGTGCCAGAGACACCGGAGCGAAGTCCGACTGCCCGACCATCTTGTGTGGGTGGGTGTTCATCCCGCCTTCCCTATATGGGATGACCTCGTTGGTGACGGCGATACCGGACATCTGGGCAAAGCCCAAGTTGCCTAGGCCCTCGGCCAAACCTGCCAGTTCTGTGTCTAGTGGGACGATATGTACACGGAACTTGAAGTTCCTTAGTGGGTCCGTCCTTAGGGTTTGTGCAGTAACTGTCATGTTCTATTCCTCCTTAGAGGGTATCTGTGGCGTTGGAACCGCCAGTCCATTGGCTGACATTGATAACCACATATTCAGCCGGGTACTGGAGGGCCAGTCCCACTTCAACGTGGAGTTCACCGTTAGCGATTGTGCTTGCGGTATTGTTGCTAGCGTTGCAGGTCACGTAGAACGCTTGTGCGGACGTGGTGCCCTTCAGGCCCTTTCGTCCCCACAGGCCCCTGAGTTCCTGCTCAATCACCGAAATAACCCGTGTCCGAAGATTGACATCGTTGGGCTCGAACACAGCGAAGGCCGTGACGGTCTTCATGCGAGACTTCACGAAGTTAAGCGTGCGGCGGATCGGGATGTACTTATCCGGGGAGGTCATGGCTAGGGTCCTAGTGCCATTGATGATAGCCCCTGTCCCCGGGACCAACCGGATCGGGTTGATGTGCGAGTCGTACAGGGTGCCCTCCTCGGACTCCGTGAAGGTCGCTACCAAACCGAAGACATTGGCGAGGTCCAAACTGAGTCCAGCCGGGGCCTTGGCAACGGAGTGCATACGCTCTGCCTTCCCATAGATCGCCATGATCGCTCCGCCTAGTGGAGCGGTACGCAGGGCCGCTGGTCCGGTCTTGGTGGGATCGGACACGATGGCGGCGGGGTAGTACGCTGCCCCGTAGCCGCTGTTGGTGTACGCTGCCACTGTGGTAACCGCCACGGCTGCTGACGTGACAGAGGTATCTGGGTCAATAATCACGAACCCGGTGCCCCGGTTGGATGCGTAGGCCAAAGCGTAGTTGACCTCCGCCGCAGACGAGACCCCCGGCAGGTTGATCACGAGGTCCCCGGTCACCTGATCTAGGTAGTTGAGGGCCGTGCTGTAGTCTCCTGCTAGGACAGCCGTTCCGTCAGAGCCTCCCACTAGATAGGTAGTTCCGGCGGTGACCCTTGTGTCTGTGGCCTTGGTGGCCGTGGACACGGCAGACACCCGCACGTAGTCGGAGTAGTTGTTGAGCAAGGTCAAGACGTAGCGGCTGTTGGTGGGGTCAAGACTGACCTCCGACCAGCGCTCCTTCTCGGCACCGGACAACTTCACGACGAGGTTGAAGGTGCCGTACGTGGTAGTCGAAGCAACCTCTACGCCAGCGGAGACCTCCACAGTCAGGTCATTAGCCCAAGCGCCGGAGTTATCTGCGGTAAGCAGGAACATATTGGCGGTAGTGCCCTCCTCTTGGCCCTGCACGTACGCCGTGGCCTTGGCAGCAGTGCCTCCCGTGGCCCCGCCCGCAAGGGTGTAGGTGACCGCCGTGGTAAAGGCGGTGTTGAACTTGGCACCGGTGACGTTGGAGTCAGTGGACTGTGCCGACACTGTAATGTACTTCGACCCCGTGACAGCATCGTTGATAACCATCGTGGCTGAGGTATCCCCGGTGTTGTTGGAGAAGGTGAGTCCTTCACCTCCTCTATTGAAGGTTTCCTTGGTGACACCCTTGTACTTGACAACAACGTCAAGGAGACCTGAACCACCAACGGTAGACCCAGACCCGGTATCAGGGTTATTGGAGTTCTTGATGACCTCCAGTGTCACATTGTTACCGTCAGTGCCCTCCAACTTGGACGTAGCAGTGAACAGCGACTGGCTGCTCCCGTGCGTGAGCGCAAGGGATGCTGCGGTGTTGGCAGTAGTGCTGGCGGTCAGGGTCCTGACGATGTAGCACTCGACTCCTCCGTTGGAGAAGTACTGGTACACAGAGTACCCGAGTTCATACGATGCGTTAATATCGCCAAAGATACTAACGAACGAGTTCCATGACGTGACCAGAACGGGTTTGCCGGTGGGACCACGAGAGGATTTACCCACAAACGTGGCGGTAGTTCTACCGGTACGGTTCGTGACAACGGCCTTTAACGGGGACTCGTTGACGAACACGCCGGGGCGTGAGTAGACAGGCATTACAGTTTCTCCTTAATACGGTGGGTTACAGGTTTCATGCCAGAACGTCTGTTGTGATCTTGTCCTTGAAGAGAATCTCGGACTGTGCAGTGACCTGCGACAGACCCACAAGGATAGCGGATGGTATCTCTGATGTAACGGACAGAGTATAGACCTTTCGGAATAGCCTCTTCTTAAAGCCCGCTTCTTCATCAAGCATGTCAGCGCTACGCCAATCCAGCATGTCCATGTGTCGGTGGGTGCCATCAGCACCAACCTCTAGGTACCCCCTGCGGAAGGGGGCCACCTTGGTCAGGATATGTGCTTGTAGGTAGCGATCATGCAGTGCAGAACGAGTAAAGGTGGTTACTTGGTAGAGCAGGTCCACGGGGGTGTGCTCCATTGCGGTAATAAACGGGGACCCAACCACTCCACCATATGCGAGTGTAGTGACATCAGTAGTCTCGTTGGGCCAATACGTAAACGCACCGGCACTCTCGGTAGTGTAATGTCCTGCGGGTTGACCAGCGGGAGCGGTACCACGAAAGGCATAGATATTAGTATCAGAATGCTGGCGGTTCGCTGCGTGGTTGATGTCCAAGAGTTCAATGGTAATAAAGGGGTATGTACGCTCTGTCTCCCCCTCCGGGTACCGAAAGAACACCTGCACGTCACGGGTTGAGTCCCGGTCGTCCACGAGTTGGATACCAGAGAACTTCTCCTTGAGGGCCTGATCCTCAGCAAGCAGGAAGCCGATGCGATTAGGCATCCGCTACCACCTCTCCCATGGCCCGACGGACTCCCTTGCCCACCTCATTGGCGACCTTGTCGCCTTCCTTGAACAGTGTGCGGCGCACGAACGCCCGAGGAGGAGTAGTGGCGTCCCCGAACTCCAGCGCTGTGGCCCTGTCTTGCAGGTGTGCGGGAACGTCGAAGAGGCCGAACACCAGTGTGTGCTGCTCGTCCTCGTCCTCTACCACATCATAGTACTGTGCCAAGCGACTGTAGCCAGCGTCCCTCTTCAGGTACTCCCGGGACTCGTTGACGTGCTCTTCCAGAGTCTCGTTCATGGAGTCTTCCAGCATGTCTGGAAGCCACGTGATTAGGTAGTCAGCGTACTCAACGGCCGAGGGAATGCCGGAAATGAATCCGCCAGAGGGCATAGCAACGTCAGTATTCAATGGCATTGCAGCCATGCGCTCTCCTAGCGTCCTCTGGGCAGTTGGGGGGCCCCAGCGCTCGCTGGAACCTCATACTAATGATACACCATTTAGACGCACCCGTGGGGGCCTACAGTGGTAAACTTAAGGCATGGCAGAACGAGACGATGACCTACTAGGTAGCAAACAGGGTCACGGGTTTAACGCGCCCCTGAACATAAAGATGCACAACAGGGAGGCCAGCAGGCTTGTCGAGGAGACGGAAGACTTCCTCTTCCAGCAGCAGGAGGGCATACCCAACGTATTCGATCTGCTGGACCTGATTGAGGGGCGTGCGAAGAATAGGGGGTACGATCCTCTGGGCAACTTTTATGGTAGACCCGGGATAGGGAAGACCCCCGGCAATGTACGTCGCAAATACTCTACCAAGCCCGGTGCGGGCCCGTATGACTACACACTAGAGGATCGCCCGGGGGACCCCTACGTGGCACGCAAGAAGGACTACGATGAGGCTTACGCTTTGATGAAGAGGCGCCCGATGCCGCAACACGCAAAGTCCTTTAAACACTTCGACGCCGAAATGAACGCGCTGACCGATGACACTTGGGAACACAAGGCGGAGCCGAGCACCACTCGCCGGGAGCACCATTGGGGTAGAGGGTACTTAGAGTCTGATTCGGTAGAGCCCTCGGGGTTCGATGCTCTGCATGTAGTCCGTAGCGCTCCGGGCTGGATGTCGATTAACGGAAAGAAAGTAGAAATGCAGTCCCCTTGGCCCGGTCCAGACCCAGAAGACAGCATCTCCGGCGGACCACCGACGAACTCGGGCTGGCCGGTGTGGAACTGGCCGTCACAAACGGGACGGGGGGCGGGGGGCGGTCAGATACCCATTCCCCAAGCGCTGTACTATAATCATATCAATATACCCGGTGCGGACCCGCATGACTACAGCAGACCCTTCAGCCGACCATTCCCTCAGGCTTCTCGTGAGTTTAAGGATATTTGGCGTCTATCCCAGCAGGGTCTTAGTAGAGAGCAGTTTATCGAACAGCGTATGGCAGATGAGAAGAAGTACCACGCGGATCGGCAGGAAGAGAGACGGAGGTCGCACGCCGGAGTACCCGTCTTCAGGCATCCGAGTGATCCGCCTACGCGACAACTGCCCGGTCTCAAGTCATTTTGGCCCGGAAGTGAGTAGGCGGAACGCTCAGGTTGGGAACGCAGCGGGCCAAGAGTAGTCGTTGACGGCTACAGCGGTGGGCCCGGGATCGAAGGCAAACTCCTGATCGAGGTACTTCTCTATACCCTCGAAGGTGATAATAACATCATCTCTACCCCTACCACGTACCCTGTAGGAGGAGATGGAGTAGTACCGGCCATCGTAGAAGAACATATCGTTCAGGT